CATATCTTTTAACATCAGGTAGCTGCCAAAAGTAGCGCCAGCTAGACTCAGTATAAACAGGAAGAATGTCGCTTGAAAGACGTACCATCCGAAGTCCATTATCTAACTCTCCTACTCGCTGAACCAACAGTCTTGTTGATTCGATATTTTGTTTCATTAAGTCCCATAGTCGTTGTTCTGCAACCTCTCTTGTTTGTCTATTTAACCATGCCACTGTGGTGGCACCGGTATTGTATTTTTTGCAATCGTCCTTGGGACCAATGCCATCAACCTGGTCGGCTCGATCGATCCACTTACACGCGAAACCAATTTTCATTTAGTATCTTCCACAATTTAACCAAGGGTAACAGCCATCTTTTTCCATAACAATATCTAATATAAGTTTTTCTAAGTGTTTGTGTGTAGTAAATTGTACTACATTTGCTTTGCCATTAATAATTATTTCCTGCTCTAAATTAGGGCATTTATATGCAAAAATTTCGATTTGATTATTCAATGTTTCAGTTCGCAACGACGAGCGAATTATTTCGTCGCTGTCTCCGCTTTTTCGATATCTGCCCAGTCTACATTTTGTTCCTAGTTTAGGTTGATATTCGTCAAAATCGTCGTAGGCATAGGCACCCTCGATGCCCAATGGGTTACCGGATTCACCAATTTTAACAATACACTTGTTGTCGGTTATGGCATATACCCAACTTCGGTGAGGAGAAAACATTATGTCTCTATCAATATTAACATAGTACCAATAATTGCCGTAATGGGTACACCTTACATCACAGACCTTTTTCCACTCGATATCTTGAAATTCGTTAATATACATTTAATGTGACTCCAAAAAATTTAATACTTTCGATAATGATTCATAAACCGCCGCCAAGCCGGTTGCCATTTTACACGGATATTACGAGGAGCATGACTGGCCAAATAGTGTAAATGTTGACCTATTTTATAGTATCTAGGCCATTTCATTTTTCGCCATAGTCGATCACTGTAATTCTGTTGCCAATTATACATTCCATAATATTCACCAGATTCGCGATGCCATTTTAGCCAACGACCTCGATTACGATCCTGTGGACGAAATTTTAAGACGGATTTACGAGGTGTGCCCATACCAACCACTGTCGAAATGCTTTGTATACTTGTTCGGCTTCTTTACTGTCAGGAGCAACTTGCTCACCACGAACAAAGAATCCTTCTTGGGTGATACGTAGATATTCTTCGCCTTCAATATTGAATATGATATTTCCATTTGCTGCCATAGTTAGTACAGGTTTGGTTTTTAATTCATGAAAAGAATATTCGGGAATTATTGTTACTGTTTCTCGAGCAACAACTTTGATATTATCCATCATTGTATTTTACTTGATTGACTTAAAACAGTCAACGTTTTTGGTTAGCTAAAACTAATAACGTGTTCGTAATTTTTTCGAATTAGACTTTTATACATAAGGTTCTTATGTACATAAAAATTCGAAAAGCCAGCATCAGAAGAAAATTTAGCCAATTGTTTGAAGTAAACTGCACGGTGTATGTATGGACCATGTTTAATCATCGATTCATTATGTATTTCGAATATTGAAGTTTGCCAATGATTTTTAAGTTTAAGATCATGCTCATGATACTCAAGAAATATAGTTGACCCTTCGTCGCCTTTGACCAACGCAGGAAAACTAAATTCTCTTTCTTTGAAGTCTTGATTTTTGTAATCACGTAATGTAGTTACACTGATTCCAGTGACCACAGATCTTAAATCTGAAAGAAAGTTTTTTTGTTCATCCTCGTGATCAAAGAATGTATAGAATTCATCACCGGATATTGCTACCTCTACATTCCCGGGTAAACTTTTTAGATTATTAATTTTCTTTATCGCAGGTACAATAGTTTGAATTTCTTCCAATTCTGTGTCATTGATACCAAGAGCAAATATTTTAGATGCTCGAGAAGTCAGCATTGCCGGATTAAAACCAATATAAAGTTCGCTGGCCGGTTTAATATTGTAGTGATTGTAAACGTCATTAAGTAATTGAACTTTTCTTGAAATTATATCACCACGTTTATGATTAGCTTTAAATGCTGATATTAGTATTGAGTTATAAGAATTAAAGTTTTTCATCGCACAATTATTTAGTGCGAGATGTTATTTTTTAACGATCCGTTATTGCTAGATCAACTGTTTTCAATAATTTGTAGCATTTTTGTACAGCACAGGCCTGTATAATTGCGTCATCTAAAGCATTATGATGTGCTTTGCCATTGATTTCACGCAATTCTGCTCTTGGATCATAGTCCAAAAACTTGAACAAAGTCCGACTATCACGTATTTGCCAATATGACCAAGGAAAATGCATTTTATAGCTACGATAGATATTTTCTAAAATTACAATATCAAACACCGGACCTTGGCACCAGATATCATTAACCCCAACTAAAAATTTAGTTAGTTTAGTTAAACTATCCTGTACCGAGATTCGATCATCTTCGCTCATTGCATCATCTTGTACTTCTTGAGGTTGACTGCCCCACCAAGCAAGAGTATCCTCGTTGATTTCTCGACCATTGGCAATCTGTTCATCGACATTTAATTTGTGATAAAGATTTTCCACAATACCTATGTTGTTATGTGGATTAAATTTAACTGCGGCTAAAGTGAGAATAACACTGTCTGGAGTAACACTCAGTGTTTCCAGATCGATCATTACATCCATAGTTTAACTTTGGTTAGCGATTCGTTGACGTAGTTCGGTGGTGCTAAAGTCGTGTGGTCTTGAATTATAAACAATTTCAATGCCACGATCAATACAAATAGACCGACCAGTAAAATCTCGATTTTGATATTCCACTCCTAAAATACGACAATGAATGGGTAAAATTTTCATCAAAGTTTCAAGATCACGTTCGGTATGATAAACTACAACTTCATCAACAAATCTCACACCGGCTAATTGGATTTGTCGTTCAACAATACTTTGCACCGGAAGATTTTTTTCAGGTCGATCAATAGTAGGATCAATTTGTAGTCCGGCAATTAGATAGTCACAATAAGTTCGTGCTTCAGCTAACATTGTAACATGGCCGGCATGTAAAAGATCAAAACTGCTACAGGTAAAACCTATTCGTTTACCTTTTACTTCAGATAATTTATTGAATATCATTGTTCGGGCTCGATTCTAACTTGTAAAGGATATCCCTGTGATCTTGCTGCCAGTGTTACTTCAATACCTTTTTGTTCAGCAAGTTCATAACTGTAGGTTGCCACTACAGAACTTCCTTGTTCATGAATTTCTGTGGTTTTTTCTAAGGCTTTTTCTTCGTTATAATTAAAAATTTCAACCAAACTTTCAACTACGAATTCCATTGTAGTTTTGTCATCATTAATAAACACCACACGATAAAGTGGGGGTTCTTTGATGTGACTTTTAATTCTTGTTTTTACTGCATCATTTAGTTTTGTTGGAGCATCAGTTTCTACGGTCATTATAATCTCTTTATAAAACGGCCCGAGACCGGCCCGGGCCGTGAACTAACCCATCAATCAACCATTGAACTTAATAGCAATTTTCTTAGGTTGTTTTTCTTCTGGAATGTAACGCTTAAGATGAATATTAAGCATACCTAGCTCCAGGGTGGCAGATTCAACTTCAACATATTCAGCGACAGTGAATTGCCTACGGAAATTGCGGCCTGCAATACCACGATGCAAATAATTTACAGTTTCATCGTCTTTGCGAGGCGAAGTTCCTTCCACGGTAAGCAGATTGGCGTCTTTGGTAATAGATAGATCATCCATACCAAATCCAGCTACTGCCATGGTGATCATGTACTCGTCCTCATTGATCTGAGTGATGTTATATGGGGGATAACCACCACTAGCGGAATTTGCGAATTGACGATCTATTTGTTCAAAGATTCTGTCAAATCCAACTGATGCACGAGTAAAAGGGGCTAGATCAAAAGCTGTTAGTCTTGTCATTTTTTTCTCCTTAAATTAAGCAAGATCAAGAAATGTAGAGTTCATTTGAACCTCTACAAACATATTTATACATGATCACGGTGCGTCGTGTCAATTATATCGAATACTCCACAAATTTTATCCCAGCTTCACGAATTGCCAACTCGCAAATAGGACAGGGTTTGGCTAATTGCAGTTGACCTTGTGTATTGCGTCGTTCAATTTGAATTTTGTAGGGTTTGCCACGACACTTAACCAATGCACTGATTTCAGCATGAAGATATTGTCGTTCAGGCATCCCAACACGTCGAGCTAGAAAGGCCTGCCTGGGATGAGTTTTTTCATAACTATTGGTTCCGATACTGAGAACACGCCCGCGGCGATCATATACTGTAGCAGTGATCTTTTGCTTTGTGGTCATTTGTGGTAAAAAAACAACAGATTTTGAGGTGTAAACGTATGATTTTACGGGATTTTTTAGCCAAAGTCAACCTATTTTTGTGGGATTTTAGCAACATATTTCGGTTGACCTAAATATTGACTTTTGTTATAATTATAACACTATGAAACGTCGCACTAGCACCCGCAAACGCCGCAACGACTGCAACCATGCAGTGTACGTGATCACCAATACTGTGACTCAAGAGCAGTATGTGGGCATCACTGTTGCGTCAGGTAACGTTCGTTCCTCACTCAAAGTTCGTATGCAGAAACATCTGCGTCGTGCGTTAACTGAGTGCAAGGATTGGGCTTTGTGCCGCAGCCTACGTGAACACGGTGCCGAGTCTCATACCTACGGTGTGCTGGAAATTGTGCGCGGTCGATTGGCTGCTCATGCTCGTGAGCGTGAACTGATTCGTGTTCACAACCCGATTCTAAATACTTTTTAATTTAAAGAAACAAAAATACAAACCGCCCTTCGGGGCGGTTTTTCTTTAATGTACAACTCTTGAAGAATTATGAATTGAGTCTTGATCAAACATGCTGATAATTTGAGCTATAATATCAGGTATCTCATCGGAATAATCAATCTCATCCGGAAGAACCAACATTTTGAGTTTTCCATCGGGGCCAATAATTATACCATAGTCCTTATCGGTCATATCAACATCATCATTATTCTCAATTAAATTTTCTAGTTCTTGAAAGTTCATGGAAACTCCTTTTTAGTTCACAATTACGTTCGGACTTGCTGAAACTATTTCACCGCTGAAATCAACTCCGTCACCAGCAACTTTATCTCCCAGTCTGGCATGTAATCTGTTTGAAGTCACATCCGAAGATGATCCGACTATCACTGCATTATGTCCACAATCTAATTTGACTTTATCCCCAATTCGAGCTACCGGAAGATCGTTAGCTTTTACATCCGGTGATCCAGTTACAATTGTTCCATTAACTGTAGGGGATCCGTTATGCCCGTTACAAACACCAGTCACTCGATCGCCTAAACGTGCGGATCCCCTCATTAAGAGCCTGCATACATTGAACTGTCATCAAATATAGGTTCTGAATTTTCCACTGGTATTCCTAATGATTTTACTACCGATTGAAGACTGCTTATATTTGAAGTAATTTGATTTTTAACCATTCCTGTAGCCCCGGCAATTTGTTCGTTTACGCTTCCTAACGCCCCTTTAACTCCGTCAATGGCCGATGTAGCTTCGGCACCTTTTAAACTATTGGCTACGCTTTGAGCAGCATTTCCAGCTAATGCCGATACACTGCTAACAGCACCACCAATCCCACCTGCTGCAGAACTTATTGCACCGCCAATCCCACCAGTAACAGAACTGACAGCACCACCAATCCCACCTGCTGCAGAACTTATTGCACCGCCAATCCCACCAGTAATAGAACTGACAGCACCGCCAATTCCACCTGTTGCAGAACTTATTGCACTACCAATTCCACCAGTAATAGAACTGACAGCACCGCCAATTCCACCTGTTGCAGAACTTACTGCACCACTAAATGCACTGGTGGCTGAACTAACAACACTACCAACTTTTCCGGCTGCATTGGTTCCTATTGTTTTTACTGTTTCGGCCGCTGAACTTGCTGCTGCTTTAATTTTATCTATAGCCGCAGATGCACCAGCGCCCATAGAATTAATTGCGCTCATATTGTTTTCGCAACTAGCAGCTAAAATACCAAATCCCGACGAAGGAGCTACAATATTTTTAAGAGAGGTTACTACATCGCCGACTTTGGTTTGCAGGGCAGTAATTTGACCGCCAACATCGGTTTTAATTTTATCAAAGACATCTTTAACACTGTTAATTGCACCGTTGATTTTGGCTATAGCCGATGCAGTTAAAGAAGAAATTTTAGAGAATAATTTTTTTATAAGATCTTTGATTTGTCCGACTGCTTTACCGGCAGCCGAACTGATATTACCAAATGCTTTTAGTGCATCGCCTACACCTTTTTCTACTGCAGCGGCGGCTTTTTTAATTTCACCGCCGAAAGCAGAACCGAGAGTGCCCAACGAACTGCAACTGTCAGTACAACTTTTGCTTAATTTGTCAACATCGCCAGCTATATCAGCGGCTTTGGTTTCCATTTCTGAAATAGCAGTTTGTAAAGTTGCAACGTTCATGATAAAATATTCCAGCTTCTGAAATATTTATCTTTAGATAATAATTTTGTCGTTAGTTACCGTTTGAATTCCAGTTACAGTTTTAATGTAGTGATCACGCATACGTGGATCAACTTCGCAAAACATCATGACATGATTACGGCTTAAACGAATCTTTTCGCCGTCTTTCATACTATAAAGACTTTGCATTAATGCAATACCTTGGTTACTGGGTATCACAGTAGCCGGACTAGTGATTGTATAGCCGGAATCATCAGATTCGGTGATACGAGCTACAATTTCATCACCATTGACTAATTTAAAACAATATACAGTAGTAGGATCAGATTTTTCAATTAACATTTTTTTCCTTAGAGTTGAAGTAGTTCTTCGTCGTTTACATTGCTGTCAAAATTGCCGATTCGATAATCAACAATTTCAGCTTCCTGAGGTGCTACCTGTGTGGTTTCACCTTCTAACCATTGATTCATCCATGTAAATGGGTTAGCTGTTTTTTCGTATCGATTTTTAATACCGATAGCTTTCATACGCTTACCGGCAATATGTTCAATATAGCTTTTAAGCATTTCCTCATTGAGGCCAAGAATAGGACCATCTTTGAAAAGATACTTTGCCCATTGACGTTCTTGTTCAACAGCTTCTTCAAAAATTTCAGCGATCATCGGCTCAAGTCGATGTGCAATCTCGGTCATCTCGGGATCATCTTTGCCACGTTGGTAATTGCGAATAATATTCATTGTGATGCCCATATGTTGACTTTCGTCGCGAGCAATCAGTTTGATAATACGACCATTACCGGTCATCTTTCCTAATTGTGCAAAAGCAAAACTGCAAGCGAAACTTACATAGAATCTAATAGCTTCGAGTGCGTATACACTGACCAATGCTAAAAAGAATTTTTCTTTTAATAGAGATAGATGTCCCTCGCCTACTCGATATTGTTCACTATAACGAATGAAATCGTCGTAGTAACGAGTAACCGCTTCGGCACGACGCATAATTTCTTGATCTTCGGCAATACTATCAAATACCTGTGTGGGATCATTAAAAATATTTTGAAGAATATATTGATAGCTACGAGCATGAATAGCCTCAAAGTACGACCAAGTGATAATACAAGGTTCTAGTTCGGGGCTGCTGACCCAAGGCAGGAATGCCAACAAAGGACTACGTTCTTGAACACTATCAAGAAGGATCTGATAGCTGATATTTTTTGTAAAGATATGTTTTTCGGCTACAGTAAGATCTTTGAAATCAGAATGGTCTTTAGTAAGATTAATTTCTTCGGGTTGCCAGAAAAAACTATTTTGTGTTCTTGTAAGCTTTTCAAAAATAGGATTTTTGATTTTATCATATCTAGCCGAACCCAGTTTCTCTCCAAAGAACATATACTGGTCACTGGGATCAAAAGACTTGCTATTAAATACTGTCATTTTTTTGTTCCTTTAAATATTTTTGAAATTCGTTGTAACCACCGATATAAACATCATCAACTAGTATCTGAGGAACGGCACGTGCATCAGGAAACAACATTGTAAAATCATCTCGAGAAATATATTCACCATCGAGATTTTTAGGTTGTCCGACATCTAACTCAATATAGTTATATTCTAATCCTCGAGTGCGACTTAGGGCTTTGGCCTGTTCGCAGAGGGTGCAACCAGGCTTTCCGTATACTGTAATCATTTTAATTCCTTATATTTTACAGGCATCGCAATCTGCTGGGTCTTCTTCTACCTCAACAGATTCGGGCACCGGCTCATCCTTGGCTTCTTCGAGACCCTTGGTATTAGCATAGTACAAAGTTTTGATGCCTAGCTTTGCTGCTAGTATAAAATGATTCATCAGTGCTTGTAAAGAGATCTTGTCATCCGTAAAGTGATCGGGATTATAAGAAGTATTAGCACTGATGCTCTGACAAACAAACTTTTGAAAAATAGCCATATTTTTAATATAGCCATCAAAGTGCTCTGGATGCATATCCCAGAGATAGTCATACTGATTTTTTAATTTGGCAGCTTCGGGAGCCACTTGAACAAAACTAGTGTTTTTATTACTTTTCTCAGTGACTAAACTACGGATAGGTTCGATACCATTAGTTGCATTACTCATAATGCTGCTGCTCTCACTGGGCATTAAAGCCAATAAAGTAGCATTACGAACTCCATGCTTCTTTACACGTTCACGCAATGAATTCCAGTCTAGTTCTAAACCAACAGTAACAATCTTGTCGACTTCACGACAATAGTTGTCGATCATGAGTTCGCCATCCGCATAGATAGTGTCTTTAAGCCCAGGAATGGCACCACGTTCTTCGGCTAGATCCACTGATGCTTTAAGTGCATAGTAATACATAGCTTCGGCTAATCGATGTGTAGCATCGAAACCTGCTTGATCATTATAAGTCATACCTTGCTTGGCTAACCAGTAAGCATAGTTAATAACACCAATACCCAATGGTCGGAATATCATTGTGGCAATTTGTGCCTGTGGAATGGGATAATCTTGATAATCGAGAAGTTCATTGAGACCACGAACTAATAGATTCATACGTTTTTCAAGATCTTGTAGATTACGCAATGTACCAAGATTGATAGCACTCAAGGTACAAAGTTGAATCCATCCTTCAAAATCAATTCGTCCTTCCTGTACATTGATTGCATTGCGAATAGGACGAGTCGGTAATGCAATTTCAGCACAGAGATTACTTTGAAAAATTGGAAGTTTAAAAGGACTATGTGTATTAACATGGTCAGCCATGAAACTGTAAATACGGGCAGTTTCCTGTCTTTCTTTTAAGAATAGTTCCAATAGTTCACGTCCGGGAACTTGTTTTTTACGTATCTTAGGATCGGCTTCATACTTTTCATATAGACGTTCAAATTCACTGCGATCACGATTAAAATAAGCTTCATACATATCAGTGACATCATGTGGACTGAATAGTGTAATCGGCTTTTTAGCCAATGCACGTTTTAGAAGATAGGTATCCCATTGAATACCATAATCAATCTTACGAACACGATTATCCGGTGTACCTTTATTGTTCTTAAGCACCATAATGTCTTCGATTTCGAGATGCCAAATTGGTGTATAGAGAGTCATTGCAGCATCACGTATACCACCTTGACTACAACATTTTAGACTGCTTTCAAATTTACGATAGTAATGTATGACTCCGGTATGACTGACTTCTCCACCACGAATTTTGCTCTTTACTGCACGAATTCGACCGCCATTTACACCAATACCGGCACGTTTGGCGCCGTATTTCATAATCGCAGTAGCAGCATCTCCGATACTATCTAAATTGTCGTCAATATCGATAAGCACACAACTGCTAAACTGCTTGGTACTGGTTCGAACACCGGCCAAGACAGGAGTAGGCAAACTGATTTGAAATTGTGTAATAGCATTATAAAAATCCTTTACATAGTTGAGTCTAGTTGTTCGTGGATAATTCTTAAACATCACCGCACCAATTAACATAAAAGCGTATTGCGGTGTTTCGTAAATTTGTCCAGTGGTTCGATCCTTAACTAGATATTTGTCCATTGCCTGTTTAACTGCTGCAATAGTTAAACGATAATCTCTGGTGTGATCAACAAAACTATCGATACGATCCCATTCTTCATCGCTGTAATAACTGAGAAGGTTGGGGTCGTAGACTCGGCGATTAATATTTTCTTCTACTAGTTTTCGAATATGGATAGGCTCAAATTGCCCTAAAACTTTTTTACGTAGGTGGAACAGAGCCAGTCTAGCAGCCACATACTGATAATTGTATTCTTGTTTAATAAGATCTTCTGCGGCTTTAGTAAGTATATCGTGTATTTGTTCGGTAGTAATGCCATCATAAATCTGAATATGGCTCATCATTTCAATGTCGCTAACTGAAGTATTAGCTAGGTCTTCAGTGGCCCATTCAAGTACTTTATGGATTTTATCGATGTCTAAAGGTTCGCGGCTACCATCTCTTTTAATTATTGATATTGTTTTATTCATTTTACCTCTTAGATTTCAATTAGTTCGTGCGTGGGATATGTATGTATCAACTCAAAGCCACGATTAAAAGAATGTTTTTTTAGTACAGTATTAAATTCTAAGTTTAGCACATATCCACCGGGATCTACACAGAAACAATTTGCCATTTCTTTGCGACAATGATCGTAATAGACTCTAATTTCAGATTCTGATTTTTTAGCGTGTTCAGTGAATGCCCAGGTATAACACATACCTAAAGCTCTGGCTAGATCGCAAAAATCATTATTATAGATTAATTCCCAAGGCCCAGGCCAATTTTTTTTAGGAATTCGATCTAAAAAATGATCTACATAGGGCACACGACTCCAAAAAGCAACATTTTTTTCTAATGCAGTTTCAAAATCGTATTCGTTAAGACTTTGACGAAATAGTTTCCATTCAGCAAGACGTTCTTGCGGATGCAAGTTCCACATATAATTTTGTTGATTAAATAAAATATCTGATACTGCCTGTTAGTTCAGCATTGTATCCGGTTGATGTTGTGTTGTAATAAAGTCTAGGAAATCCCAAAAATACTCTCGGAAAAAGTGTAACACCGATATCAATGGGTTCTACGTAATCATCAGTATAAAAAACATTGATCCCATCGTAGGATATTTTCATACTGCCGATTCGGGTACGATTATTACGAGTTATTTGATAATCTAGTATACAAGATTTTGCACTGGTTGAAAAGGATAAATCTGTATCAACTCCGTCGGGATAAAGAATTGATGTTCGTCCATCAATTAACGGTTTAATACCAGCAATACTAAATTGTATTGGGCCATCAATATTCTCAACTAACCGTTTAATGTCACTGAATTCAGTTAATACTTCGGTATTTCCAATGGCTGGACTACCTTCGTCTAATGTTCCGTTACCGATAAACAGTAAACGACTATCTAAGCACCAGCCCAATTCGCCCGGTGCTAACTGTGGAAGATCTTGTATTAATCCTCTTCGATTAGTTATTCTAGAAAGTTGAACAATGGCCATAACATTCCTCTTTTGATTATTTATCGCTGATACGATAAAATTTTGCTACCCGATCCAGCCATTTTTCTGTATAGAATTTAAATTCTTGCTCTGTAATAACCCAATGCTGAAACTCAAAGTTTTGACTGCACATCAAAATAACACCAGTTTGAATGTCAGTCTTATGTATTTCGTTATGTGCAAGAGCATAGGCTACTAGTTGACAAAAATAATCCTCGATCCATTCTTTCTTTTTTGGTTTATTTGTTTGTTTAAAGTCGATAATAGCAGGTTGTCCTTGCCAAACACCGGCACAGTCTGTGGTTCCAGCATAGAGTCCAGGATAGTAAATTGGAACTTCTAATCCCCAAAATTCATCAACGTTTTTGAGTCCATCAGCAATAACCACTTCGGCCATACGCCGACTTTGTTGACTGTAAGGATTAGTTCCTGCTGGATTTAAAGTTCCGGTTTTGACGTAATCTTCCAGGTACTTATGCATACGAGTACCACGACCAGCAGCTTCGGTAGTTATTTCTTGAGCACGTTGTACACCAACTCGCTGTCGCCATTCTTGTAATGCTCGACGACTTTCTTCGCTTTTGGTAGAATCTAGAATAGTTGTTACACTGGGTAATTTTTCCTGGTCAGGAGTTTCATAAACTCTAGATCCATTTTCTTGTATACGTTTTAATTTAACGTAATTAAATCTATTAATTATCATTGAGCAATTGTATTGTGTTTACAACAAAATTGCAATAGTTAAATTAAAGAGAAACAGCCTTTTGAGCTAATTGAGTAACATCGGCGGCTTTTTCTTCGCCACCACCGGATTTTGTTAATGGTTTTACCTTTAGTGTGACATATTCTTCGTTATAGTTGTCTACTAAATTTTGTATTGATGGGCTGCTTTCAAAAGCATCAACAAAGTTATCGTATTCAAAACTTTCAGCACCAGCATTTTTAACTTGGTTAATTATACTGGACATTTTAAATTCGCCGTTACTGCCTTCTTTCTTAGCAGTCTTATGTAGATAGTTTAAAGTAGTCAACAAAGCATCAGTTTGTTGACTACTTTCAGTGATTATGTTTATGATTTCAGTAAATCGCATTATCTACGTTCGCGTCCCAGTGGCGCAGTTCCGCCAGCGGCTGGAGCAGTTGCACCAAATTGGTCTTGTGCGCCTTCGGGTGCTTCTGGAGCTTCGGGGGCAGGTGCAAGTTCGGCACCGGGCATAGACATGTCAGCACCACCAACTTCTTGTCCTGACATTTTTCTGTAGGCCGTATCTAATGCATCTTTCTGTGCTTTAAGTGTCTCGAGCATAGTGCCTAATGCAGCATTAACAGCAGAATTAAATTCGTCGGCTTGTTGAACACCAATTTGATCTCTTGCAGCAGCAACAATAGAAGCTAGGTCTTCGTTCTGCATTTTGCTGACTTTTTCGACCATGTTTTGAAGTTCGTCAACCATACCTTTAGCTGCGACTTTAACTTCGGCTTCGGTTGTTTCACTTTCAGTTAAAACACGATGTTCTTGTAACCATAGTCCCAAACCTTCTTTAATTGAAAGTAGTTCGGTATACTTAGGATTGTTTTCGGAAAAATAAATTCCGTGATCCTTTTTAATTTTAACTAGGTTTTCTTCTAATTGACTATATATTCGTCGAGCCTTAGGTACAGTCATTTTGTTGAAATCGATAGAAAATCCAAAACGACTTTCATAAAACCTGTTAAGCTTTTTGGCAGTTGGCATAGGGTTTAATTCTTTAAGGTTCATATAATTTCCTAGTTTTCTTATATTTAGCATGGTCGATTATTTTTTTTAATCGATGTCTGATTATATTTATACGTTGTAGGTTTTGATTGTATCTTGCTAGGAAAATGTCCTTTTTGAATGAATTTTTTTGTCCATTGAGTTTATTTTTGTAAAGTTCATTATCACGAATTAAACTGCCTAACATGTAATCCAATGAGAGTACTTCCTTGGCCATTGGTATATCAGTATCTAACCAAAACAAACAATAAAAACAGGCATTTTCTTTATAATAAAATTCATGTAATAAATTTTGCTCTCGATAAACAGCCCAGGTTTGATGATCGGTTTTTACAAGACCAAAATTGTTTATAGTAAAAATATTAGAATCTAATTCTCTCAAAATTAGTTGTTTTTTTGAGAGATGATTGATTTCCTTTTGAATCCAATTCAAAATATAATCGCCGGCTTGATCGACGATTTGATTAAACTCTTGGCGAGACAATGTAAGTGATGTTTCCATCGATTTTTCGTCTTATAATAAGATCTTTGTTAACCAACTGATTAACGAGATACTGTTGTCTGGGATCTAAATCTTTTTTAATCACAGAAGTGTGAAACTGAATATATTCAAATAGTTCAGTTTCCTCATTGTTAAGCACAACACCGGGTCTGTTTTCGATTTCGATGATACGCATAACTTATCCGATTTGTCGCCACACTAAAAAAGCAATAACACTAATTAACGAAGCAATGATAGCCGAACCCCAAGTGATTAATTGATTGTTTCTATGATGTTGCATTTTGACTATCATATCTTTGATTTCGTCTAGAACATTTTCCACTGCTGTTATTTTAGTTTCTAATTTGCGTTCAACTCCGGCGACTTGTTTTTCAACTGTATCTAATTTGTCGTCCAAATTTTTATACCTCTCTGCACATAGTTCAACATGCGCTTCAAGACTCTTTTTTTCAATCTCAGTCGGTGTGGACATCTTTTTTACTTTTCCTGTTAATTAGTGATGCTTTCTATGAACCTGAAATGAGCCTGTTAGATGAATCAATCCCATAGCATCCTAGTTTATTTAGCACTAAGTTCATTTTCTAAACTATGGAAATCAATATCAAACTTATTATTTCCCCAGGTATTGGGTGTATAAAAACAAATATTTGCTGTATCGTCGTTTGACGTTTCTAAATAGTTCTTTTCAAAAATAGCAGACTCTTCTAAACCAACAACCATCGGTATTTTATTAAAATCATCTAACAGAGATTTGATACTGTTATCTCGTGTACCATACAAATCATTTTGTTCAACAACCCATATAGTGGTCCAAACTTTATGAGTACCTTGATATCGAGAACCGAAATTGTATTGACTTAACTCCGCAGTGGTTACTACCGGTTTAGTGATAGTCATTGGTTGTGTTCTTAATTGCAGTAGTTGATAGATAACCTGCCAATTGCGTTGTTGATTTCTTTTTATTAGAAGACCGGGGTCGACATTGGGTTTGTAATTAAGCACTCCGGTATGTGTTATATCAAATAGTGTTGACAATACATAAATGAACATGTATTAATTTATTTCCTTTTTAATTCGGAAATAAAAAAGCCCTGACAAGCAGGGCTTTTAGTTAACTTAATTAAACTAATTAAGCTAGTGTTAGAGTAGCAGCTTCTGCAACGGTTGAATCATTGTCAGCTTCAACATAACCACCAACGCTGGCTACAATGTGACGTACACGATCTTGTAGACTTGATGCAGTTACAGCATGTCCGTCAACGATAACATGGATTGTGCCACTGTTGTCGCTGGGTAGATAATACATTAGAGGCTGTACTTCACGGATAACTGCTTCGACCATCTCGTCGGCACCGTCGTCTAGTGACTGTAGATCAACTGCAGTATTGCTATCATTTTTAACAGTGATTAAAAATGCTTTGAGCTGAGCAACTGTACGAATTGTACCTGTGGTATACTGCCCAAAACCATTAATTCTTGTGACTTTTGCCATTTTAAATCTCCTTAATTATTCAGCAAAACAAATTTGCATAAAGATATTTATCATCTCGATTAAAAAAAGGCTCAGTTACTTACGATTACGTCTAAAGTTTTCGCCACTAAATTCAGCTCGATTAACTAACTTAAATTGATCACCATCTTTAGTATACACATACCCTTCGCCACCAGGATTTTCGCCTTTAGTGGCCATTACACCGTTGGCGTCAGTGTCGGCTTGTGAAATTAAACTATCCTTAAGATACATAGATTCAAAGAAGAATTCTAGTAATAAATCAAATGCACCTTGATGCATTTCTAAATGATCTACTATATGCTCACGTTTTGCATCGCTAATTTTTAATCTATCAGTATTGGTAGTGATCCATTCTAAAAATTCTTGGGCCATATCACCTCGAAAGCCTTCGGGGTGGGCAGCACGCCAATTAACAAACTGTATAATTAGATCAGAGAAGTCTGAAATTTCTAATTGTCTTAGTACTGTGGGATTAAGCAATGCAGTGATTGACTGTTGATTAGCTGGATTCTTATACATTTCTTCCAATCGAGCCAATCTTTGTGCATCCATTGATAACTTAGGCGGAGTCGGTATATTAGCTAAAAATATCAATAAACCAGATTTACTGTTATAATTAGGTAGTTTAGTCAACGGTTCAGCAATATCTGACCCTAATGGGTAGTAATGATGTACTGCCACACCAATACGACTTTGTTCAATTTGTTGCCCAAACGAGCTTTTAGCATCGACACTGTATCGGACGGTGTTAGGTTCAAATACCCAACGCCCGTTTATTATCGAAGGACGTTGATGCCACATTAGATCTCCCCAGATATATCCTCTAAAACTCTTGGGTATAGCTGCTTCAAATGCGGGCCAAAGACCGGCCATCATGTCAGCATAGGCGGTACGTTCACCCATGTCAGTTCCTTCTTTGGCACGACCAATAAGAACATTTTTAAGTTCTTCGGGACTAGTAGCACGACCATTGTAAGTTTTTGCAACGAATCGTGGTTTATCAGCAAATACTAATTGACCTTGTTCATTGCGTCCAAACATAACTGCAGGCTTTCCGTCATACTTAGTACTCAAAGCCGACGAATGTCGTACTACATTTTTAAGACGATCTATAGTACGTTTAATACCGGGTACACCCAATTCGATGATTTCGTCCTCGGGGTGAGGTATACGCACACCTTCAGTGATTATTTTTCGCCACTTAATTATGTGTTCGATCAGCATTTTTTAGTTTCTCTTTTTAGCACCAACTAGTTTTAGCTTCACCAAAATATTCTCGAGCATATCCGTTTTGTATTAACATCATACGAAGGCTTTGTCCATTTAAAATGATATCACCAAGAACACGACCACCGAATTTATCCCATCCGTATAAAATAACCTGTCTTTGTTGACTTTGATTAACCATTTTCTTAGTAAATTCTGTTGCGGCCAATCCACGTTGTTTTTCTGATTCGCACTTGGCCAAGTGATTCTTTTCTGGTGTGTCAACTCCAAATACTCTAACCGCAAGTTCTGGACGCAGAGGTGCTGGCAGAAATGGAGCAGCAATTACTACTGTATCTCCATCGTTGACTCTAATTATTTGTGCATCGTAGGTTACACCTTGTGGTGTTTTTTGACCCAACGCTGTACCCATAGCAGCAAAATAAATTAAAGAAAAAGACACTAATTTTTTAAAATAGTCTTTCACGACTCATCCCCTCGATAAAAATTGAATAACTGCTTTCTTTGTGATAATCCATGTAAATTTGGATTAATAGGTTTAGTTACTTCGGCAGTATTTTCAAAATTATTTACGCGAGGTTGTACACGCCAACCCCAATACCATAAAGCGATGTTAGCAGCAATTATCGGATCA